GCAAATAACAGACTAGTCGGCGTTCCAGTTCAACTATGAGCATTCGCGTTCAAGACCCTTTATTTTTGCTGTCGGCTCAGACCGGCATGAGCGTTGGCGAGCTTGCAGCGCGAGCGGCTGAAGGCGCTCCAGATGTTGAAAAACCACAACAGGCACTCAAAATTGGCGAGCCAATCCCGCTGATTTTTGCTCGCCGCAGGAACAACAACGGCGGGGTGATGGTTCAGCCAAAAATGACAGAAGCCTTTTTTGCCAACCCTATTGTTGAAGAACGCATTGATACTGGCTCAAGCAATTTTTACACGTTTCAGCAAACTGTTCAAGTCAAATACCTTTTGATTTTAAGTGAGGGATGTTTGCCCCAGTTAAGGGTTATGGACTTATTCCACGGCAACTGCCGCCGTGGAACTTTTAATCAAGTCTGCAACGGGCGAGCGGGAACATGGACGCCAGGTAATGAGATTGATGAGCATTTTGATTATGTGCCTGAAAAAAATGAATTTGGTTACTGGGATTTTGATGTCTTTAACACCTTAAACAATAATGAATCTGCAAAAATTGGCTCAACTGTTTATTACAGAGATTCAGCCGGTGTTTTTAACACCCAGCGATACAGAGAAGTGAGTTTTCCTGCTTTTACTGGCAGGTCTGGGTCTTACTCTGGGCTGACTACTTTGAGTTTTGAGTACACTGTAATTGACAGTCAGGCCCAGAAAATCGACAAAAGCATCAGCGCCTTTGTTCGTGCCGGCTTGCAGGTGACTCGCTTGGTTGACGGCGTTACTAACGAATCCGACAATTTCGCTGATCTTGCTAACTATTTGATGTCGTCAAACAATCGTTTGCCATCCGATTTGATCGACACAACAGCCTTAACAGTTGCCGCAAAGTTTACAGACGCAAATGGGTTCCTTTTCAATGGCGAATTGAAAAAAAGCCAAAATTTGCTTGATTGGCTTCAGCGCACTTCTGTCAATTTTCTGCTTCGTACGACTAACTCTGGCGGCAAATTTGGGTTGATACCTCGCTTGCCTTACAATGCAGACTTCACTATTAAAACAACACAAGTTTCTCCTGAATTTACTTTCACAGAAGAACATGTTGTTCCTGGTGGTTTTCAAATTGAATATATCAGCCTTGAAGACCGTGAGCCTGTTTGCTTTGTGGTTTCATGGCGGCAGCAACCTGAAGCTGATTTCGGTTTAGTACGAACCGTAAACGTCCGCCATGAGAGCGAAGCGGTCAATGGACCGTTTGTAAACATTGACATGAGCAATTATTGCACCACGGAAAACCATGCCGTAAAAGTTGGCGCGTATCGGCTTGCCCAACGCAAGCATGTCACTCATCATTTGCGCCTAACAGTTCGTGAAAGAAATTACAACGTTTTATTAGTTATTGGCGACTTAGTGCGCGTTCGATTGCGTAGAGAGACTCGGGAGGGTGACGTTGAATATCATGACAAGCTTTATGAGATAAACCGCATTGAAAAAACATTCAAAGGGGAGATTGAATACGATTTAACGCATTTTCCCGTTGACAGTCAGGGCCGCAGCATTGTTGCCCGTCAGGTAGCTGCTGCTTTAGGAGCTGGCAACATCATTGATGTTGGCAGAAGCAGTTTTGATTGCGACGAAAATAGCAGCAATGACAGCACGAACATTGGAAGTGATGACGGCGGAGGAAACGAATCCCCAGACGATGAAGACACAGAGCAAGAGCTTCCTAACCCTTTAGACCCTGATGGAAACGACAGCGAAGATACCCCGTTTCCAGATGGAGAAGACAACCCGGATGATCCGATTGATGAAGACAGGGGTGATGAGCCATACACAATCTCGGGTTACAGCGGCACGCCTGAATCTGGGGACACGTTGTCAATTTCTCCAACTTGCCCAAATGCGCTTATCAAATGGTACAAAGTCAACATCAACACTGGCGCTGTAACTAAAATTGCAGAGGGCGTTGGCGCAACTTTGTCAATTACAGCGGCACTGCAGCAGGAGGGTGTGCGTGTTTATGCAGAAGGTTGTTGTCCTGATCCGTCTCAGCCTGGCGGATATGAAGTTTGTCAAAAATCAGACACTGTGGACGTTTTTGATGAAATCATTGACTGCCCAGGCGGTGGCGATTCAGGCAATCAGGGCACCTTTACAAAGGTCATTAACGTGGGATCAGCGTTCCCGGGATCGTTTACGTTTACTTGGACGGCCTACGGTATCCCAGACCGCTTTGTTATTTCAGGGGCGGCTACCTTAGATACAGGATTCGTTAGCGGGGTCAATGTTGATGTCACTGTCCAAAAGACAAGCGCAGACTCTCTAATCACGGTGACGGTTTACGCTCCCACAAGCGGCACCGCTTGGGCATACAGCGTTGGATGCGCTAGTTGATCATGGCTGACTTTCCTTCGTTTATTCCTGAAACAAGAACCTTCATTCAAGGGTCTTTTGCTGTGCGCAGGGCTGACACGCTATCAGGCAATCAAATTACTGTGAGGCGAAACAATGCAGCTGTTGGCTACCAGTTGTCTCTAACTTTTGTAAGCTCTTCTGTTTCGTTGCAAAATTCTATTTTTCAGCATTATGCTGTTCAAAATAGATTTCAGGCTTTTGACTTACCTTCGGAGGTTACAGACGGCGGCGGGTTTGATTTTCCGCCAAATTATAAATGGATTTATTTAGGCCCGCCTGAGGTGACTTTCAACCCTGGCAATGTTCAAGTCTCAGTTGAGTTAGAGCTAGTGGCCCCTTACAAAATCTAAAATGTCGGCTTTTCCAACTCTCTATCCAAGCTCAATCACATTTACCCATGGCGTGCCGCAGGTTAGCGAATACACGTCATTTGGCATCGGACCAGTTAGGTTCAGAAATAGCGATTTTGTAAACGCGCAAACTTTTACGTTTACTTACGCAAGTGTGCAGCAAGCAGTTGTTGATCAGATCCGCAATCATTACAACGCTGTCCATGGGACTGCGGGCACGTTTTCGGTTCCAGTCGCTCTTTTTGGCGGCGTGTCTATCACTGATTCGGCCAGCAAATATAGATATACGGACACACCACAAGAAGAGCATTTCGGTGTTTACTTCAATTTGACCTTGACAATACAGGCGATCAGCGGGATACAGGCAACATTTGTGCTAGATGCTGGTGACGCAACGTTGCCAGCTGAAGAGCCGTTTGATAAATATGTTTTCAGTGGCACAGCGCCATTCACTTTGAATGGTGC